TAGATCATTAAATTCTACACCCACTGCTTTAAAGTCTTCCACTAGTTCGCCAAAGATAAAACTATCATGGTATTCATCATGTTCAAAGATGTCATCGCTTTCGTATATCCAACGCCACTGCTCAACGAACTCCGCAAACTTTGGATGGTTACGATTAAACATCATCCAGCCGCACTCGGGCCAAGTCCTGCGTCCCAAGTATGTTGCTAGTTGATTCTCACTGGGAGCAATGCTGTGTATAAACTCCAGTGTCATAGGTGTATGTGTTCTTACGTCACCGTCACACCAAATAAAGATGTCTGTGTCACAGTGTTCAGCGAAGTGCCATAGTGCAAATACTTTGTTTGCAAAACGACTAGCATCCCAGAGAAAACTTTTTTTAGTTTTATCTTTATTATGTCCATGTGCGTGTGGATTGTCTTTGTGTCTTAGTTGCCAACTTTTTAAATCTGGCAACGTTGTTCGTTGATCGTATAGTGTAATTGAATGATTACCCTCTACACTCGGATTGTGATCCTCTGCATATATAGTTAGAGGCACTTCCTTTGGCCAGCATGCATTGTATCCTTCAATGAACTGTTTGCCATATTTCTTATAGCCCGTCTTGTGCCAAGTGGTAAATACTGATAATGTGCGCATATAACTATTTATAGGTTTTAAAATACACAATGAAAATTTCACACTTTCCTGGTAACTTACCAAACAATGCACAAGAAGTATATCCGCAACTCATAGATTCTATACAGCAAACAGACACACTTGTTGAAAATGACTTGGATGCTGATGCTGCTCTTATATGGAGTGTGTTGTGGTACGGTAAGATGAGTGCTAATAAACGTGTATGGGATCATTACCGCGCACAGAACAAGCCAGTCATTGTCATAGAAGTGGGCGGGCTTATACGCAATACTACTTGGAAGTTGGGTATCAACGGGATCAACAGAGATGCAGACTTTGCTGTAGATGATTACATGCCAGACGATAGAGTACAAAAGTTTGGCATTGTATTACAACCCTGGAAGCAACAAGGTGAGTATGTGCTAATATGTGGACAGCATGGATGTAGCGAGCAATGGCGCGATATGCCTGTAATGGACATGTACTATCGCAAAACTATTGCAGAAGTACGCAAACACACAGACAAGCCCATAGTTGTTCGTAGTCATCCTCGTTATAGAGAGTCTCTACATTGGGCGTGTGATATGCAGTGGTATAAAGAACAAGGTGTAACTTGGAACATACCTAAGCATGTACAACAATCCTATGACAGTTTTGATTTAGAACATATGTTAAAGCATACACACTTTACTGTAAGCCACAGTAGCAACGCTGGCATTACTAGTGTTATACAAGGTGTACCTGCTGTAGTAAGTGAAAGTAGTCTAGCATATGATGTTGGAACTAGCATAGACTCGTGGTTGAGCAAACCCGACAGACACAATTGGTTAAACCGTATGACATACACAGAATGGTTTGCTGATGAAATAGGTGTACAATGGAATCGTATTAGGAAAAAACTATAGTGTTGCATATTTGCAACACCAACACAAAAAACAACTACTTGGATAATAATTTATTGCAAATTATTATTTAGAGTAATATAATTACAATAAATATTCTTGTTATGTTTTCGCCAAGTTATTCGTGTTAACACACCTTTTTGACCAAGCATAATAAAGAACAACACAGTAATAGATGCTGTATAATAACCCCCCAAAGGAAATATAATACGATGAAACGACTACTAGCAACTACTGCTCTATTAGCAGTATTGACAACACCTGTTATGGCTGATGTAACTATCGGCGGCGACATGGAATGGTCATACCAGGACAACGACGGAACAGCATCAACAGCAATGGATGGTGATATTAATTTTAAAGCAAGTACTACAACAGACACAGGCTTGACTTTCGGTGCAGACATTAACTTGGATCACACCGGCAGTGATGATGGCGGTAATAGTGTTACACTTAGCAATGATACATGGACACTTGATTTAGGTGACGTAAACAGTGCGCTTGATGCAATCGACGACACCACTGATTTTACATATGTATTGGGCAATGGCTCACCAAGCACAGATCATTCAAGTATTTTAAGTCTATCACCAATTGGTGGACTTACTGTAAACATTAGTAATGCAACTGGCAATGACTATGGCACAACAGCAGGCGAAGGCTATGCTTACAGTGCTGTTTATGGTCTCAGTGAAATTGCAACACTTGGTGCAGGTCAGATGAAAAACGCTGATGATTCAGAAGAATTCCTAATGAACGCAACTGCAAAAGTTGGTGCAATCGGTGTTGCTTTTGAAAAGCATACAGCAACAACTGCAGCAGACGTTGATACAGACACAACTACAATGGGCGCAACATACAGTGTTGGTGCAATGATGGTAGGTGTTGAAACAATGAAAACTGAATCAGCAGGCACAGTTTCAAGTGATGAGATTACACTAGGCGCACAGTATACACTTGCTCCAGGTGCAGTAGCATTTATTGAAAATACTGCTGATGACAAGACTTCTAGCGAAAAGACAACAGCAATGGGAATTGCTATTAAGTTCTAATTTATATTTAGGATAATAAAAAAGCAGCGGAAACGCTGCTTTTTTTGTGACTTAGTCTATTCTAATATCTTCCATACCTGCTGTCCTAAGTCTAACAACATGTCCCATTTGCCACTGCTTGGTATCCAAGCCTTTCATTATGCCTAGCCACCTATTGCGCAGTAGTGCTACTTCGTTAATGATAGTCTCAAAGTCAATAACTTCATCTTCACCATCTACATACTTCTCTGCATCACGGCTAGTCAATGCTCTAGCATAACCTTCCAGATACTTTTGAAAATGCTTGCGACGGATTCTACGCAACTGTATGTTAAGGTGATTAAGCACTGCTTCAATCTCTTGTAGTTGATTGAAGCGATGTTCAGTAATACCCGGTAATGCAGTTATGTTACGTTCCACAATACCCTTAACTATACATTCACGCTTTGCTTCTTCCAGTTCACTTTCAAAATAGTTAATGAATCCTGGAATCTGCCCAATATCGTTTACAACTCTGTTATACCACTGACTCAATATTCTTCTTCTTCGACTTCGAAGTCCTCTTCACCAAGTGTATCCTTTACACTTGCTTTAAGATATTTGTCTACGCCTGCTAACTGATAAAGATCCTGTTCATCTAAAATCTCTTGCATATCTTCAACAAAGTGATCACTTGCTAACTGTCTCTCTTTTGCTGGGATATATTCTTTAAGAATCATGTAACATTCAATTACAGTTTCAACCTCGCTCATTATTTTGCTTCCTCAAGTACTTCGCCTGTTTGCGCATTTACAACATCACCATTGGGTGCTGTAATTGTTTGTGCTTCAGCGATTTCGTCTATACTTAGTCCATCTGCATTACTAATGTCATCCATAATTGCCTGCAGTTTATCACCTGTCCAGCCTTTACGGAACTCCAGCATTTCTTCACCTGCAGTGGTTGTATACTTTAAACGGTTGCCCTGTTTAGTTAGCATGCCTTTTGCTTCAAACAAGTCAAGCAATCCACTGTATGGATCCATGCCTGTTTCATACGGGATTTTTACTTGCACTGCCTCAAACGGCTTTGCATAACGTGTTTTCATAACCTTACACGCTGCACGAATTCCTTGTACTGTGCTAGTTTTGTTTCCTGCTTCATCTTCTTTTAATTTTAGTTTGCGCATTGCAATAACAATACTACTAGCATAGATAAAGCCTTGTCCACCACTGATCTTGTCATCTGGATCAAACATATCCTGGCTTGCATATGTATGGTTAGTACACACCATGCCAACATTGTAACTACCAATCATGTTTACTGTATTACGCACAAGACTAGTAAGTGCTTTAGGTTTGCGTCCCATATCACCTTTCATGTCGCCTTTGTTAAACTGGTCAACATCAGTAGGTGTCATCATCATACCCAAACTATCTAGTACAAATAATACCTTAGGACGATCTTCCTCTGCCATTGCTTTGTAGTCTGACATAAATGTACTGAATGTTTTAGCAACGTCATCAATCATGCTCATGCTTAATTTAAGCAACTTACTTTCATCTGTGTCAACTCCCAGTGCATGCAACCAACTTTCGTCTAGTGCGTTCTCACTGTCGATTACTACAACAAAGATACCTTGTTCCTGTGCTGCTCTAATAATATTGCCACTTGCAAAGTAACTTTTGCCTGCACCTGATTCCCCAGCAAACACTGTAACTTTGCCCATGGGCACACCTTTGTAAAAATCTCCACTTACAAGATAGTTAAGTGCATAACTACCTGTACTGATCCAGTCTGTAGGATCATGAAATCCAATACTTAATCCATCAATACTTTTTGTAATGTCTTTTCTAAATTTACTTACGTCAAACGGCTTTGCCATGTCTGTTTCCTTTTATTAGTTTGTATAGTTCTTCTGCTTGATATTTGTTTTGTAGTGGACCACTGTGGCAGTTATCAGATGCTAAATCTAACCAACCAACATGCCCTTGTCTTTCTATTAAGTAGAATTTTCTATTTTCTTCTAGATCCTTAGGGGATATATATCCATTACTATAATGTCTGCTCATAAAATTAAAATTTATGTAATTTGGATTATCTTTCAATAAAATAGGTAGACCTGTTGTGTTTAATATATTAGCGAAATACAGTTCCGCTCCTATTTTTTTACAAAAATTTATACACTGCAGAACTGCTCTTGCTGATTGAGTGTCATGTGTTACGCTGTCAAAATAGTTGACATTGTACATCTTTTTTTCTTTTGGGAGTTTATCCTCATAAGAGTCAAATGTAAATCCTTTATAACTAAAAACTTTATTATGACAATAATCTACTCTTGATCCATTTGTTAACCCCCATACTACAATATCGCCCTTCCTTACATCGCTTCTTAATAATTGATCTGCTGCCCAAGTTATACTTGTTCCTCCTAAACTAAGCGACACTTCTGGCATGCCTAGTTTTTTTGATAGTATAGTTCCCCAACGATCTTTATAATCTAATCCTACCCCTACTGTTTGACTACATCCCACTGTCCATAAAACACTTTCAGATGTTGATCTTGTGGCTACAACACTGTTAAGTTCCTCAATTATCCGTGAACTTATTGATTGTCCTTGTGCTTCTTTTCTTTCAATTAACTTGTACAATATTATCCATATATCAGAAGGAGACACACCTTTATAAAAAAATATATCATAATCTTCTACTAAGTGTATAGATTCTATATGATCAAAAACTCTGTCCAAATCTCCTGCGTACTTTTGTACAATATCAAGTAAATTGTAAACATCTGTTTTACAATCATGTGCTTCATCATCTTGCGATAATTTTTCAAAATCACGTTTAGCAAACATTGGCTGCAAATCTAATGTTTCGTCCCAAGTATGATCTATACCAGCAGAAATATAGAGTGTATGTATTGTCATTTATACTCCTATGTACACTATTATATTACAGATACTTGTCTATGTCAAACACATTTTTATAGTTTTGTCCACGACGTGTATCCATTTCTTTCAAACGTTGTTTGCTACTATGTTTATCGAACGTTTCATCCAAGTGTTTAAGCATATTAACATAACTATTGTGTAAAAAATAGTTTCTGTTTGCGCCTTGTATACGCATTTTTAAATGATTTTGTAAGTCTAATAATGTTCTACTATTACAGTTTCTTACATCAAATGCTTTTGGACTTGTTAAAGCACCTATTACAAAACTGTTTTCGCTATATCCAAGTGCTTTGAAGTAATCTACTGTATCAAATACTGTGTATGGATTAAGGATAAACCACAGCATGTTAAAACTTATCTTATGATCTAAATCCTTTACTGCTTCTAAATTTTCTAAGAAGGTGTCCCAAACTGCACCATAGCGTATGTATTCAAACTCTGCACCCATTGTTTCAACACTGATTGTCCAGTGTACATCCTTAAACTTGCTTGCACGTTTAAACACAGGGCCTTTAATATTGCTTAAATTAGTGTTAATACGCACTGTACAACTTGGATCTAGTCTATCCAGTAATTCGCTGTTCTCTTTCATTAACAGTGGTTCTCCACCTGCCAGATAGACATTTTTTAAGTTTGGTGCATTGTCTAGCACATACTGTTTTGTTTTATCTAATTGTTCTTCATTTACACCTATATCAACACCAAGTTCTTTTGCCCATGTACTGCTTAATGTTGGACCGCAGTAAACACATGCAAGATTACAGGTATTACGCCAACGCATATCTACTGTACCCAGTGTAGTATCCATTGTGTCATATGCACTATAGGGTATGCCGCTTAGTGCTTTTAAATAATAATATCTATCGCTGCGAACGTTTTTAAGTCCTGCAGTGCCTTGTTCATTTTTATAGCAGTTTATACATCCAGTGTGTTGTTTATCAGCATTCATACACGTTTTTACTTGTGTGTTTGCTTGACCTCCCAGTATATCCTGTATATCAGTATCATTTATATTACCCAGTTTTTGTTCACTTATTACGCAATTTTTTATTTCACCATCTGGATTCATTATAAAGCCAGTCCAGGGTATAGGACAAAACGTTCCGTTTATTGCACGTTTAGGATCCAAGGCTAATTTCCTGCAAACTTAAATTTCTTTCTTGTGCAATTTTCCAATACTCACATACAGTGTTTGCCCATACAGTAACATTAGCACCGCCTTCGTTTTGTGTATCAACTTTGCCAGGACGTATTAACATAAGATTGCATTTGCTATGTGTATTTTTTAAATTATAGTATGCACGATCAAGTGTTTGTTTTTGTAACTGATATTCCTGCATTTCAAAATCTGTAGCATGCTGTGTACTCATAATGCTTCCTATAAGCCAAATCAGTTTAGGTTCACTGTGCCATTGATGCCATACTTTATATAACAAATCTGTCTGCGCAAATCCTGCTTGTGCATTGTTTATAAACATATCGCAGTCTACTATATCCCCCATACACTTTGGTATACTTCTGATGTTGCGTCCTGTGCGCCTGCTTAATCCCACTACTTCATGTCCTTGATCTGTAAACCAAGTTGCAAATGCTTGTCCTATGCCAGCAGTATGTCCAGTAATTGCTACTTTCATACCCAAAATCTTTCTATATCGTTCCTACATGCTTCTTCTAATCCAAGAAAAGCCTCTAGTTCCTGTGTGTTATCCCTGTGAGTCGCCACGCCATCCATGTCAACTTCTTTAGTAAACCAATTTGTATACTTTACGTTAAGAGGTTCAGGCTTACTTAAAAATGCAAATTCATGTCGTATACCCACATTTTTACAGTATTTTTGTAGTAACTCAAGTTGTTGTATATTGAGACAACTTACAGTGGTCCATGTGTCAAGTGTTAACTTGTTATACTGTGTTGCTAGTTCCTTGTAGTATAACAAGTTATTTTCAAATTGTTGCCACTTCACAGGATACCTAACATAATCATGCACAGGACCAATGCCATCAAAACTCACTGTAACAATTACTGCCACGTCCTTATCTAACAACTGCTTCACTTGTTTAATTCTTACACACGCATTTGTATTAATACGCACAATGCGTACACTAGCAGGTAGATTACTTAAAAGATCACCATAGTTTTTGCTAATACTTGGCTCTCCACCATTGATGTCTATTTCAACTACACGATCTAATGGTAGTGTTTTATAAAGTTCGTAGTTATCTTTCACTACAAGTTGTTTCTTAAGATTGCCTATTTTAGTGCTTAGGTTAGGACTGCAGGTGACGCAAGCACTGTTGCAATAATTGTCCAGTGTCCCGCCTAGTTGTAGGTATTTTTCATCAAACTTACGCAATATTTTATCGCGTTTAATACTGTTAAGCCTTATACTTGTGCCATTAAGTTCTTCTGTTTGTTTACAACGCACACATTCTTTGGGCCACTTGCCTTGTTGTTCCATTTGCCACTTTAGCCATTGCTGCCAGGCACTGTTTTCCATTTGCCTAAATGTTGTATATTCTTGTGCATCAACCATATGTCCACAGCAACCAATAGTACCGTTACTATTAAGCCTTGCGTAGTGACCTATTCTTGGGCAATGCATTTTTTATAAAGAACCTTGTGTTTATCTTGTATATATTTGTTAATTTCAGATATGCTAGTTGTTGTATTAGCAAAATGATTAAAAATTGTGTTATCTAAATCTATCCAGTGTGTTGGTGCAATGAAATCATAGTATCTAGTGCTGGCATTCTTATGTACGTTAATGTTAAGATTATCCAAACTTTGTATGTTAATTAGTCCAGTATAACTTTTATATAGATGGCACAACCACATATACTGTGGCATAAAATGTCTATTAACTAGTTCGCCACGCTCTATTAGGGATATAAGTGTACCTTCGTGTAATTGATTATTAAGTTCTAAAAATGTATTTACTCCACTGTTGAATCTTTTTTGTGCTTCTCGCCAGTAAACTGTAATATTTTGCGTGGTTTTATTAAAGTTTTTATTTACAATATGTGTAGCAACGCCTAATTCTTCTAGACTACTACTGGCATTCTTAAAAATAGGATACACGAAACTATGCACTGGTAGTTCAATAACTGTGCATAGTCTCGGATATACTAGTTCTTTATTGTAATGTATCATTTAAGAATGAGGGCGACATATGCCGCCCTCTATACCTTATGATTGACGGTTACGAATCATCGCTAGGATGTCTTCTGCCCGCTTGCTTTCACCTTCAGGTGCTGCTGCCGGTGCTGCCACAGTTTCAGTTTGTGGTGCAGGAACAGGAGCCTCTGCTACTGGTGTTGGAGTTGCTGCCGGAGCAGGTGTTGCTGGCGTTGCCGCTGTTGCAGTAGACGTACTTGAGGATGAGGATCCTGCAGGAGCGTCAATGCCATATGGACGATAATATGCACCCCAACGTTCTACGTCATAGGGCTGTCCATCTACACTTGCTTCGAACATCTCTTTAATGCACTGCAATTCTACTTCTGTAGGTCGTTTAGGAAGATAGTCAGATAGTGTATTAAGACCATGTGTCTCAATAGCAGCCATTTGTGCTTCAGTAAGTGCAGTCTCTTTACGAGCCCACTTGCTTGTGCTATAGTCTGCATACTGACCTTTTGTTGTTTTACTGATGCGGAAGTCCAAACCCTGTGTATAATCAGTGGGCATCTCTTGGATGTCCGGATCCATAAGTGCATCTTTAATTAAGTTAAAGATACTTGGTGAGATCACAAACCTGCGTATTGGATTTGCAGGTGCGTCTTCTTGAAGTGTGTTTTCAGTCACAAAACCTTGGAATACATAACTACGCTTCTTCCAATACTTGCGACCCATTTCTTCAAGACTTGAATCTTTGAACCAGCCACGCACTTCAGTTAAGATAGGACAGGTCTCATTCCACATCTCAACACATGGTACTTGTACCACTACTGGCTTGCTGTTCATATCATTCTTAATACCATTAAATGGCAATCGAATCATAAGCCTTTCAGCCCAGAAAAATGTGTTATTAGGATCACCATCGGGTAAGAAACGAACTGCTGTCGTTGATCCTTCAGGGATATTCCAATGTGGGAAGATTGCGTTGTCGCCGCCGCCTGTACGCTCACTGCGTGATTCTTGTGATTTTAGTTTTGCTCTAATTTCTGCCAAAGATGTTGCCATTATTTTCTCCTTAAATGTGCCTATGTTTTAGCCTTGTATGTGCCTATTCACATACTATAATATTGTATAGTATATGCGCTTTTATTTATCATGTCAATAAGTTTTTTTGTATTTTGTGAACTATACATCCGCAATCTGGACCGCTTTCATTTTTGTATTTTGCTAGTAAATCTAACTTATTTGGATCCAGTTTACGCACAAGTTCTTTTGATATACTTGCATCTATTGCTTGTGCAAGTAGTTGTTCTGGACTGCTTTGCATTGCTAAACGTAGGATCTCCAAATCTTTGTATGGCGTAAAAGTCAGTGTCTCACCTAAATGCCAGTGTTGATGATCGTTTGCTAACCAGTCTAGTATTTGCGTATAACAATCACGTTTAATGTCTGTTACGCTGTCTGTTATACCCTTTATATTGTCCGGTTTGTTAAGGTACATATACATGTAATGTTCAGGTTTAGTTTCTGCTAGTATGTCTATGCCCATGCTTGCAAGTAGTTTGCTACTAGTGTAAGGACCTCGCATTAGATACTCGTCTCCGTGAGCTCCTGATACTAGTACACAGGGCTCGTTCCAGTATTGTATTTGCCTATATGCCCAGTAATTTTGTACAATATATTTTTGATTAGTTACATAAAACTCGTCATACTTACAGTACTCATAGTCAACTAGTTCATAGTCATTAGTATATTTGTCAAGATATGCCCACATCAACAAACTATCTATGCCGCCACTTAGAAATATTTTAATTGGAAGTTTGTTTGTTTTTACAAATTCCTCAAAGTGATTGCATAGCCTGTGGTGTATAGCATCAACAATTTTGCTGTCTGTAATATCCTGTTTTTGAAATACAATTTTATTGTGATCACTAGTAATCTGCATTGTACCGTCAACTTGAATGTTAGTTTGACTAGCCCATATTTGATTAGGTAATTTTTCTAGATTAGTAATTCCATCATCATCATAATATAACGGAAATCCGCGTGTTACATCATGCTCTATTTTAACAAGTTCTTTATCACATATAAACTTACAGTAATTTACTGATAGTCCTTTGTATATTACGTTGTCATAATTATGCCAGCCAGGATCTGTGCTTAAACACAGCCCATTTGGTAGCAGTGTGTGTTCTGCCAAATTATCCTTAAAAGTTTTTCCTAAGTAAAAGAACATAATGCTATTATATATGTTTGTGGTAACTAAGTCAAAAAAAAGCAGTGCATAGCACCGCTTTTCTTGTATCTAAATTATTATGAGCCTCGTTCTATGTCCTGTAGTTTACGCATTTCTCTTGCTACAATACTTCTTGGTGTCAATTGGTATCCTTCTTCGCCTTCGTGTATGCCGTGGTTGCTCTTAAATTTTGACCCTACGCCTGCCATTGCTGCCATCTTTGCAATGCTTTCCGCCACTTCGTCTACTTCCTGAACTTCTTCGCCTACTAGTTTTCTAATCTTAGATCCTGCAACATAGTCTGGTAGTACCTTTTCAAGTGCTGCCTTAATATTGTATGACTTCATTACTTCATTACGGAATTCA